TTCTATGAAATTACTACAATGGATGGGTTATGGTGGTCCACTAGTGGTAACTGGTACTGTTGCTAATCCAACATTTACCGCATCTAATGCATTTACTATCCAAACTACTGTTCCTGGCAGTAGCGCATTTAGCAGCACATATACTATCACACTTAGTGGTACAAGCGCAGCAAGTTTTGTAAGTGATGTTCTTGCAGCAAATATTCCTTATCTTACATGCGCATTAACAAGCACTGGAAATATTCAGTTCACTAACACAAACGCTGGTGACATTGTATTCACTAATACAAGCGGCACACCGCTAACTGCTGCTGGTATTACTACTGCTACACCTAACATTTATGATGATGCTGGTACTGGTGTATTGACTGGAACTTATTGGCAGCCAGCGGAGTTGCTATATCAACAAAGCATTGCTCCAGTAACTGCTCCTCCTGATGGAACACTATGGTATTATGAAACTCCACTTGAAGTAGATATCATGATTAATAATGGTACTATTTGGAAAGGTTATCACAATGTAACTAGTGATGCTCGTGGTTATAACCTAAGTAACACTGATCCTCTTGGCCCGTTCATTAGTAGTAGTGCACCAACTAAGCAAACAGATGGTACTGCGCTAGTATATGGTGATATCTGGGTTTCAACTGCAAACCTAGAACAATATCCACAGATTTATCGTTGGCAACGTGTTGGTGGTGTTGATCAGTGGTTGCAACTTGATACCACTGATACTACTACACAAAATGGTATTCTGTTTGCAGATGCTCGTTGGGATACTGCTGGTACAGCAGACCCTGCACTTGATGCAAAGCCAACTATTGTAAGTTTGTTAAGCAGCGATTATGTTGATTTGGATGTTCCTAATCCTCAAGTATATCCACGTGGTATGTTGCTGTTTAACACTCGTCGTAGCAGCTATAATGTTAAGAAGTATGTTGCAAGCAAGTTTAACAGCACAAACTACCCACTTTCAAGTCTTCCAAACATTCCTGCTACTTGGGTAAGTGCAAGCGGTAAGAACCAAAATAACGTTCCTTACTTTGGACGTAAAGCACAGCGTAGCGTAGTTGTAAGTGCACTTCAAGAAGCAGTTGATAATAGCACTACTGCTCGTGAAGATCAACGTAACTTTAACCTACTTGTTTGCCCTGGTTATCCAGAAGTTACAAGTAATCTAGTTACACTTAACAATGATCGTCGCCAAACTGGATTTATCCTAGCCGATACTCCAATGGGACTTGCAAGTGATCTAACTACTGTTGGCAACTATATTACAAATGCTAGCGCAGTATCACAAACTGGTGAAGATGGTCTAGCAACTACAGATAGTTTCACTGCTGTGTTCTATCCGGGTGCTGCTTATACCAATGCACTAGATGGTATTGGTCAGGTTGTTGTTCCAATTACTCACAGCATCCTACGCATGGTTGTAAACAGTGATCAGAACAGTCATCCATGGTTTGCACCAGCAGGCAGCATCCGTGGTAAGATTGATAATGCAATCAAGATCGGTTATGTTGACCGCACTACTGGTAAGTTTGTAAGCATTGGTACTAACCAAGGACTACGTGACTTGCTGTATGCTAATAATGTTAACCCTGTTGCTGTATTCCCAACTGATGGTATTGTAAACTATGGTAACCATACTCGTCAGGCAAATGCAACTGCTCTAGACCGTATCAACGTAGCACGTTTGATTAACTATCTACGTTATAACCTAGAGCGTCTTGCAAAGCCACTTATTTTTGAACCAAACGATACAATTACTCGCAATGAAGCAAAGCAAGCCGTTGAAGGTTTGTTAAACGATGTGAAGGCACAGCGTGGTGTTTATGATTATCTAGTCGTGTGTGATACTACAAACAATACACCAACTACTATTGACCGCAATGAACTACATATTGATATCGCAATTGAACCTACCAAGGCAGTTGAGTTCATCTATATCCCAGTTCGTATCTTGAATACTGGTGCTATTGGTGGAACTAATGCAAACCAAGGTGGTTTAAGCAATATTACACCTAGTGTATCACTTACCTAATAGATAACATTTATATAAGAATTAAAAAGCCGCTTTTATAGCGGCTTTTTTAATATGCGGACAAAATAAAAGATAGTGATTTGTTATAAATAATCTTATAGGAGATTTAAGATGGCAGTTGCATCACTACTAAACATGACAGTGCCGGTGGCATCAGCAAGTGATCAAAGCGCAAATACACAGGGCGTATTGATGCCTTTGCTAAAGTATCGCTTTAGAGTGAGCTTTGAAAACTTTGGTATTACTAGCCCCCGTACAGAACTAACAAAACAAGTTATGAGTTTTACTCGTCCAAACCTACAGTTTGATAGCGTGGAAATTCCAATTTATAACAGTCGTATGTACATTCAGGGCAAACCTACATGGCAGACTATTACTGTTGAGTTTCGTGATGATGCAAATGGCAGCGTTCGCCTACTTATTGGTGAACAAGTTCAAAAACAATTTGACTTTGCTGAACAAAGCAGTGCAGTAAGCGGCATTGATTACAAGTTCCTTACTCGTTTTGAAGCACTTGATGGCGGCAATGGTACAGCCAATCCAACTACCCTTGAAGAGTGGGAAATCTACGGGTGCTTTATTCAAGAAGTTAACTATAACGGTTTTGATTACAACAGCAATGATCCAGCAACTATTTCTATGACAATTCGTTATGATAATGCGTTGCAGATTCCAGGCACCAGCGGTGTTGGTAAAAAGGTTACTCGTACAAGTGGTCACAGCGTAACTGGCTAAAGGTTTGAGCCATGAGCATATTGAATTCAATACTTAATAGTCTACAGAATAGTGGACAGGTACATGATTATGCTCATGCCTCACAAATATTTCGCAGCAATAACTTTGCACTTGCACCAAAATTAAAATACCTATTTCAGGTTAATTTTATTTTGAGTGCAAATGCGCCTTCTCAAACAAGCACTCGTCAAATAAGTTATCTGGTAAAAAGTGTTGATTTACCTCGATTTACATTTGATGTTAAGGATATGAATCAATATAATCGTCATACTTATATTCAAGACCGTATTAAGTATGAACCAATAACTATTAAATTTCATGATGATAATCAGAATGAAATGCGTCAATTATGGCAAGACTATTATAATTATTATTATGCCGATGGTACCTATGATCTAAACACCTATAATAACGATGACCGTTACACTGACAGAAATTTCAGTGCATGGGGTTTAGATCATGGTAGCACCGCTCCATTTTTTAGTGCTATTGAAATTTATAGTTTAAATCGTGGAGATAGTAATAAAATAACTTTAATGAGTCCAGTTATCACTAGTTTTAGTCATGACACACATGACTATCATGAAGATACAGGACTAATGGAAGCAACCATGCAGATACGCTATAATGGCGTAGTCTATGAAGATGGATATACAAGTGGTACACCTGGATTTGCAGAAAATGGATTTTATGATCCAAGTCAAAGTGGTCTAAGTGGTCAGTATCCAACAGGTAGTTATATTGATCCAAATACTGGTTATCTAGTACAACAACCAACCGCATTTACTAACAGATATCAAACAAATCAACCACAAGGTAGTTTTGGATTTGTAGACCAAGGTCAAAATCTTGATCAAACTGTTCAGGGTGGATTTTCACCACAAGAAATTGCAGCAATTCAACAAAATAATCAAAACATACAGTTTCCTAGTACAGTTCCATTACCACCAGTGTTTACACAAAATTTGCCTGATAGTACACCACCTGGTGCTAGTGCAAGCAGTAATGGTGATAACAGCGTAACAAGTGATCAATTGGGTATAACGTATGCAGATGGCAGCACTGGGCAAATTTTATCACAGCGTGGTTATAATAATGCTCAAATTAATGCTGGATTAAACTTTGTTGGTGGATTATCAACCGATCAAATATCAGCAGCAGCCGTTGCAAATAACGTCGAGAGTAATAGCACTGCGCAGGTTCTTCTTGCCCAAGAATACATCGATAACCCAACTACAACTAGTTATGGCACTATAAATTATGGACAGGTATTGCCTGCACCTACTTTTACGTTTAGCGATCCAGCAAACCCAATCGCACCTGTATACAACAGCCAAACATGGCAACAAACACTGCTTTCTGAAGGTGTTCCGCAAAGTCAGGTAACGTTGGCAGAGTCACATATAAACCAACTTAACTATCCACCAAATACTGACCTAACTGGTATTGCAAAAAGTTATATTACCTATAGCAACAATGTTAATACAAACGTTGCATAAACGTAAAGTGTAAATAACTATATGACAAATACACCAACCACACAAAATGCATTTAGTAGTCAGGTATTCTTTAATGGATACTTTACCCAACCTATACAGGTAAGTGCAGATGTATGGGGTCAAGTATATGGATACTTCTTTACACTAACAAGTGATGCAAATGCAGCAAATGCTCTTGCACAAAGTGTTATTGCCTTAACATACAATAATAATCTTAATCCGTTGACTGTGCTTGCTGACTTTCAAAAAAATGCAAACAGCAGTAATGTTAAAACACTTCTTATTAGTTTCTTTAATAGTGCAAAAGGACCAACTAGTAAATTAGGATACAAGTTAAACAACAATGTATCTACTAATGTTGCTAGAAATTTATTAGCATGAGTTTAAAATATAGCCAAGGTATTTTTACCCCTAAGAATCCAGAAAAATATGCTGGTCGTGGCAGTATTCGTTATCGTTCTAGTTGGGAACTTAAGTTTATGAATTTCTTGGATGAGAATCCAAGCATTAAGAATTGGGCAAGTGAAAGCATAAGCATACCTTATAAAAATCCAATTGCAAATAAAACAAAAAGTTATGTGCCAGATTTTTTTATAGTTTATGAAGATGTCAACAAGAAATTACATGCAGAGATAGTTGAAATTAAACCACACAAAGAAACTAGTTTTGAAGCAGCAGGCAAGAGTACTAGAAACCAAGTGCAGGCAGCAATCAATCAGGCCAAGTGGACAGCCGCTAAACAGTTCTGTGATCGTCAAGGTATGCAGTTTAGAATTATCACCGAACACGATATGTTTGCTGGAACTACAAAGAAAAAACGATAATTACTATTATGAAACAGAAACTTGAAGAACTATTTGACCTAGCACCAGCACCAAGTAAAGAAATTACAGAGGCATTGGAAACGGCAAATCAAATTGAAAGTGCACTGCCACAAGTATCCGAGGATACTTTGGACAAAGAATTAGATGAAATTGCTGGACAAGCAATGGAAAGTTTTGAGAACTTACAAAGTCTTGGTATGAATGTTGAAGCCAGATTTTCAGCACCGATATTTGAAGCAGCAAGCAAGATGCTTGGACATGCAGTTACTGCAAAATTAGGCAAGGTTCAAAAGAAACTTAAGCAAACTGAAATCCTGCTCAAGATGCAGAAGATGCAGCATGATATGAATAAAGATAATGGTACGGAATCAGATACCATTGAAGCGGAAGTTTGGGATCGTAACGAACTTCTAAAAACTTTCAGAAAGCAATAAATACTTAATAATAAGGTTAAACCATGAGAACCCTAAGACAGTATATTTCAGAGACAGAAAAAAAGTACGGGTTTCGTGCCAAGATTGCGCAGGAACTCACCAAAGAAGGATTAGAAAAACTTCAAAAGGTACTTGGACGTTGGAATCTTGAAGCTATCAGCGAGCCAAAGCACTTACCAGTGAGTGAAGATCATACAGGATTTTTACATCTTAAGGCTACTGATATCTATATGATTGATATGGTAATTCAATATCCAGCAACACCAGCAGAAATCCAAGCAGCAATCCATGAAGCAACACAGGTATCCTTAAGCAGAATTTTGGTTCTTACGCCAAATCAAGAAATTCTTGCTGCTCCAATGGTTCCAGAAGCAGAAGGTGAAGCAATCCTTGAGCGAGATTATCCAGAACAGAAGGCACCACAGTTGCTTGCTGACCTTGCCAATGCGCTAAAAACAAAAACAATTGACTATCCATTTGCTGTAAAGCCAACTAAGGGCAAAACCTCAAATGAACTTCCACAGGGAAACACAAGTCCAGTGGGAACAAAACGCAACACGCTGCCAGAGCGTGGCAGAACAGGACGATAACCCATGCAAATGATTGATGTAATAAAGAAATTACAAGAAATACAAGGACGCAGCCCAGAAGAACTTGGTCGTGCAATTAATAGCGTTGCAAAGTTAAACACTGTTGCACCAACTGAACAAAAAGTTGTTGAGGCAAAGTCAACCGCAATGCCAGATACTAGCAATGGTTCTTATATGGTCAATGTTCTTAATAAACTTCGTGAACTTGAAACACGTAACCCAGAAATGGCACATGCTATTGCAAATGCTACTAAGATGGGTGTGCCAACAGTTGCACCTGTTGCTGAAAATATTGAAATTAAAACTAGTGGCGATGACGCAATTCTGGCACAGATTCTTAAACTTGCTGGTATGGTCGGTGGTATTAACGCTCCAGACATGGCGGGTGCGCCTGGTGACCTTCCTAATGCCCCTAGCATAGGTGGTATGGGCGGTGATATGAGCAGTGATATTCCTCATGATCATGCAATGACTCCAATGCCAAGTGTTGGTGCTAATCTTCCAAGTATTGATGGCGGACCTAGCATGGACGTTGACATGAGCATGGATAAGGATGTTCCAGTTGGCATGAGTGGTCCAGAAGCTATTGAAGATGCTGCAGAGCGTCCTTATACTAATAGCCCACATGAAATGACTAAGGGTATGTCAGCAGCACTGCCAAAAGGCAATGATGTTAATCGTCCAAAAGCAACTTATCCAAAGGTTTCAGGCGGCGACAATCCAACTCATGTTGCTGTAAGTTTTGATTGAGGAATAATACAATGAACTTTCTAGATTATGTAGCACAAGTAGATAGAGCAATGAAAGCACCAGTAACTGGTGATATCGTAAACATTGAAATTGACAGTGTTACAAGTGTTCTAGCAACAGTAGTTGAACATAGCGACAAGCATGTAACCATTTCCCTTGACAATCCTTCTTGGAATTTACTTGACCGTAATCGTCTACTAAGTGAAGGTGCAGCGCAGCAAATGGCTGAATTTGTACTAACATTTGAACGTGATGGTAGCAAGGTTCAAAAGAAATTCTTACACCAACCTCCTATGGAAGCTGCTGGTATTACTCCAGACTTTGTTCGTAATATTGCACCAGCAAATAAAATTAGCGAAACGATGAAAGAGCAAGGTTATAAATTGCGTCATGCAAGTGCAAGTCTTGTAGAAACAGACCAACTTCCAGAAAGTGAAGTAACAGTCATTGCCCGTAATCCAAGTGCAACAGAAGCACGAGTTACATTTGAATGTAACTTTAAGAAAACTAATCAAAATCATAATAAATTATTTTTAGAAACAGTAGATTGCAGCACCAAGAGTGATACTGCACAATACTGGAGTCTTCCTGTAAAACTCCATAAATAATTTAATGATTATATGGAAAGAATTAGACTTACCACATCCACCAACGTGGTTGATAAAGACTGCTAATTCTTTGTTACCACCAGATTTAAATAATATTGAAGAAAGTTTGTCTCATCATTTAAATGGAGACAAATTAAAATATAAAGAAAATTATTACAATAATATCAATAAAAAAATTCAAATTAACGATGAAATTAAAGATCATAGTATGATCTGTGAAAAAAAACTTCCTAATCACTGTTATGAATGGGTAACGAGAAATATAGAAAATAATATTAATAATTTAATACTTTCTTGGACTCTTCCAAAAAGTAATATTTCAAAAGTGCATACCGATAACGATGAAGGTTATGTGTTTATGTATATTCTTGATTCTGGTGGTAGGGAAGTTAAAACTAATTTTTATAAAGAAAAAAATAAAGATTTGATACGAGAAGGTAGAATAAGTGCAGAATATTTTAATTTAGAATTAGTGGATAGCATTATAATAAAACCACACTGTTGGACAATGTTTAATATTAGAATTTTGCATGACATTACTGGTTTGGAAAAAAGCAGAGTATCTATTCAAGCACGAAGTGAAACAATAACCAATTTAAAAATACTATAAATAATACTATGAGAGCCGACGAGTTTATAAGCGAAGCCAAATCAAAAGTTAATCCAGAACATGCATCAACTATGCCAATGAGTGTAGTTTACCCTGACATGGATATGGGCTACGATTACTATCGTTTTATGACTCGTGTTGCTGGTCATCCTCATCATGATGCAGATCATGACCACGAACACTTTAGAGACAGTCCTGTTGCTGCCGCTTATACTCAGCAAGAAATGGATATGTTGAAAGGCGCAATTCGTGGCACAGGATTCAAATCAAAAGTTATTTCAGACACAAAAGGTGTAGAACCATCTTCTACAAATAAAACAAGTCCCGTTCCACATAATAGCGGCGCAAGGAAGAAAAAATGAGAGCGCATGAATTCGTAAGTGAAGCAGCAGATTATAGTGGAAGCAAAGGCATGTCACAACAGGCTCTTACAACTATTCCTAATGCGTTTGTTTATCCTGAGTTAGACAACAGCAGTGGTTACAAGGCATATCGCTTTGGTGTTGCTCTTGCTGGTATGCCAGACCATGACATGGAACAAAGTGGTCCAACTGGTTTGAAAATGGTAACAATTAGTTATACACCAGCAGAAGAAGAGATACTTCAAAAAACTGCTGCAATGTTTAACACACCTCGTGTTCGCTTGACACCAGATGGTAGCGATGAGCCAAACTATGTTAATCAAGTAAGTCCAGTCCCACACAATAGCGGTAAGCAGATTAAGCGCAATGCGAGCAAGTGAGATAATTGAAGATAAAAGTTTGGGCTATGCGCTAAGTCAGCATGGAACGCATCTTCATAAAAAAGAAAAGAGTAAGAATATACAACCAGGCACTAAGGATTGGTTTAAGTTATGGTTTGCTCGCCCATTCTTAACTCACGAGAAACCCCCAAAAGGTAAATAATAGTATGAGAGCCAGCGAATTTATCACTGAACAAACAGAACCAGAACACGAACAAGGTCGTGCGGGCGAACATAAAGACTATGAAGCACGTGCTATGGCTGGTGCTTATGTGATTCCTGATGCCAGTGCTAACTTCTATCAAATGTATCGCTATGGTATTATGATGGCTCGTGCACCCGATCCACAACCAGATGCTTATGATGATCAAACTAATTTGGGCGATAAATTAATTGTTATGCCATACAGTGACGGTGGTTTAGAAACAATGTTGGCAGCCAGCAAAGCAACTGGAATGGCAGCAAAAAGTATTAGCCCATATAAAAGTACAGATGAGAATCCAGAAGTAAATCGTGTTAGTCCAACTGCTAAGTTTGTACCAACTAAACGTCCATCACCACGTAGTTAACCTACGTAATCTAACCAACTCTTATGCTTAATATTATAATTAAACTGTTTACGACGAGCAGTTAGTGTCCAGTAATCTGGTCTAAATGGCTCACGAATTGGCTTAATTAACTTATTAGCCTTGTTATGATTACACTTCTTACAAGAAGTTGCGCAATTTTCCCAATTGGTCTTGCCACCCTTGCTCACAGGAATAACATGGTCAATGTTAAGGTCATGCGGTTCAAAAGTCTCAGCACAATACTGACATTGAAACAAATCACGAATATACAGATTCTGGCGACTAAAGCGAATGCCCTTGCTGAAACTATGATAATCTTTAGTTATGGCAAGCGCAGGCACAAACATAGTCGTTGAAGGACTATGAATTTCCCAATCATCGTAGTATTCAAGAATCTTAATACGATCCATAAAATGTAGTTTAACGCTCTGCTGCCATGGTATGACGCTAAGCGGTAACCAACTAAGCGGCTGATAGTTTGCGTTGAGTATCAGTGTGTCTGACATATGATGTATTTACTTCTCTAATGTGACAATTTAATAATACTACACTCATGAGATATGTCAATAAATATTTCCATGGCAAAACCCGTAGAGAATAAACTTATACGTAAACCACACATTCGTATGCAAATTACCGAACAACAATTAATTGAATTTAGTTTGTGCGCCGATCCTGTGACAGGTCCAGAATATTTTATCAGAAATTTCTTTTATATTCAGCATCCTACCAAGGGTAGACTACAACTTAGTCCGTTTGACTATCAAGAAGAACTGCTGCACAACTATCATAATAACAGATTTAGTATTAACATGTTAGGTCGTCAAATGGGTAAATCCACACTAGCGGCGGGCTACTTGTTATGGTATGCTATGTTTGTTCCAGACAGCACTATTCTTGTAGCAAGTAACAAATATACTGGTGCACAAGATATTATGCAGCGTATTAGATTTGGTTATGAAAACTGTCCAGACCATATTCGTGCTGGTGTGGTTGATTATAATAAGGGTTCGCTTGGATTTGACAATGGTAGCCGTATCGTAAGTTCAACCACCACTGAAACAACAGGTCGTGGTATGAGTATTTCACTGCTATACTGTGACGAGTTAGCATTTGTTAGACCAACAATTGCCAAAGAGTTCTGGACTTCAATTAGTCCTACGCTATCAACAGGTGGTAAGGCAATCATTACTTCTACTCCTAACAGCGATGAAGACCAATTTGCTGATATTTGGAAAGAAGCCAATAAGAAATTTGACTCACATGGTAATGAAACCAAACTTGGACGCAATGGTTTTAGTCCGTTCCTTGCTACATGGGATCGTCATCCAGAGCGTGATAAAGATTGGGCAGACCGTGAGATGAGCAGTGTAGGTGTTGACCGCTTCCGTCGTGAACATAATTGTGAGTTCGTTATCTATGATGAAACACTTATTGCGCCAGGAATACTTGTTGACCTCAGTGGTATTGAACCAATTGAAAAACAAGGACAGGTTCGTTGGTATGAAAAACCACAGCGCAATCATGTTTATATCGTAGCACTTGATCCAAGTCTTGGAACAGGTGGTGATCCTGCTGCTATTGAAGTATATGATGCAACTACTATGCGTCAGGTAGCAGAGTGGCAGCATAATCTTACTATCATACAAAAGCAAGTGCTGATTATGAGTGAAATTTGCAAGTATATTAAAGAAATGACAGGCAATGCTGGTGATATCTATTATAGTATAGAGAATAATAATATCGGTGAAGCTGCATTAAATGCAGTGGCTGATATTGGTGAAGAAAATATACCAGGCAGTTTCTTAAGTGAACCAGGTGGTGGCGGACGCAGATTTCGCAAAGGATTTAATACCACACCAAAGAGTAAGATTGCAGCCTGTTCTAAATTTAAACTATGGATGGAAACAGGTAAAATTAAATTATGCAGTAAAAGTTTAATCAGTGAATTGAAAACATTTGTGGCGCATGGCGTAAGTTATGCGGGCAAAGTTGGTGAAACAGATGACCTTGTAATGGCTACATTATTAGCAGTGCGTATGATTCTGCATCTTCGTATGTATGATAGTAGAATTAGTGATGGATTGGCAATGGATAGTGCTGATATAATTCCTCCTATGCCGTTTATATCTATGATGAGATAAGGCATAAATAATTCTATGAGTGAAATTAGCCAAGCAGCGGAAGACCTTTTCTTTAAGTTAAGAAACCGTTTTCCAAAAATTAATATGGGTGATGAAAACGGGAAAGACACTGTTGATCCTAATAAGGCACGTTTTTTTAATTTTGTATATACAGATAAAGAAAGCAATCGTGCATATGGTCGTATCACTACCAGTTTAATTGATGGTGCCAGTTTAAAAGTATTTTTTGATACTGCTATTACTGACCGCATGCTTCCAGAAGATAAGAACTATTGGTATAGTTTTCTACGTGAACTACGTCGTATGGCAAAAGGTCATATGTTAAACTTTGATGTTCGTGACATTACCAAAGATACCTTGAGTAGACAGGATTTACAATA